AAAGCAATCAGAGGTTAGCCTGACCGTTCAGGACCAAACCAGAACCATTCAAGGTCTGATGGAAACATACTCGGGTGGGGTAGGGTCAGCAGTCACTCTCTATGTGGTGCCTGCAAATGCACTAACAAAGCCAGCCGACATTCAAGAGTATTTCCAGATCATCGCAGCGTCGTCAACGGACTATGTGCAGTCCTTTACCCTTGGTGCCGAGAACATGCTGCGTCTGTCCTTCCCAAAGCGCAGACAGACCCGTGACTTCTGTCAATGGCGCTTCAAAGATGCGACTACGTGCAAGTACGCGGGTGGTCTAGCTACTTGCGACCTATCGCTTCAGGGCACAAATGGATGCGAAGCGCACGGCAACTCGATTAACTTCGGCGGGTTCCCTGGAATCAATAGCAATGGCTATCGTTACTCTTGATAGCAAGATATACTCTGACTTGATTGGAAAGCCATTCAAGTTGGGGGCAAGGGGTCCAGACTTCTATGATTGCTATGGTTTGGTTATGGAGATTATGGGTCGGCGCGGAGTAAAAATCCCTGACTACAGAAGCCCCGGAACACTGGCCGAAGTTGCCGCCCTCTCAGACATTTACGTTAACGCCTGGATCAAGTGTCAAGAAGAACCTGGCGTATTGGTTTTGATCCGAATCGCAAATGAGCCTACGCACGTAGGAATGGTGCTACCGTTTGGCAACATGATTCACTCATGGGAGCCTGCTGGTGGCGTATGTATCGAACCGCTTGATGAATGGCGTAGAAGAGTTATAGGATTCTATAAGTTCCCACAATGAGTAAACTCAATCTAGTCCACGTAGAAAATAGCCTAGTTCCGCTTGAGCATACGCGGACACAGATTGAATTTGTCAACGGCCAAAGCCTTGCTGAACTGCTTACGGATGCCCAGAAACAATGTGGCATTGTTATCAATGGCAAGGTAGTTGACGCGAAAGACTTTGCGGCAACGTATCCTGCCGATGGTGACTATGTAGTCACTGTCGTTCAGTTGGCTGGTGGCGGTAACGATAGCGGCAAGAACATTTTGCGTATCGTGGCGATGATCATCATCATGGTATACGCGCCAGAATTCGGCGCGATGATGGGAGAGTCTTTCTGGTTTGGCGCCGGCGCAATGGGAATAGGGGCGACAGGCTGGACTATGGCTTTCGCCGTTGCAGGAAGTCTGCTTGTAAATGCGATGCTTCCGCCCCCGAAGCCAACCAAGAACAACGACTCGCCAACATACGGCATTGATGGCCCCAAGAACACTTCGGCTGAAGGCTTGCCAGTACCCATCACCTACGGCTCCTTCCGCATGGGTGGCAACATTCTCAACAACTATGTTGTGAATGACGAGAATACGCAAGTCCTCTATATGCTTATCAATGCAGGTGAGGGTCCGATTGTTGGTATTGGCGACATTGAAGTCAATGACCAGCCAATCAAGAATTGGCAAACTTCTGGCGTCGATACTAAGTTTCACCCAGAAACAGACTTCAGACCTGGCACGGATGATCAATTGCCGCTGTCCTGGTTCCCGTCAACAACGGTTGAAGAGGGAGTCAGTCAAGAGTTCATCGAAAGCTGGAAGACCGTTACTATTGGCTCATCAGGCGACGTATACGATCAAGTACGAATCGATCTAATCGCCCCATACGGGATCTTTGCTAGTTATGAAGGCAGCGACATCGCAGTTACAGTTTTGCTGGAGATTGAATATCGACTTGGCGGAAGCGCAGGAGCTTGGATATCACTCGTTGTAACAGACAGCGTAATAAATTATACATTGATTCCAGTATGGGCAGAGTGGGTTCCCATTGGAGAAAGAAGCACAGCGCTGTATACATGGGACGCCTCTAGCGAGTGCTGGACTACTCAAGTTGGCAATTCGGCAGAAAATATGTCTACCGCTGTTGCTGCAACGACCATTAGAACTCCGGTGTATGGACCAGCAGGTTGGATTGATTTTAATGGAAACCAACGCGCCCCTAAGCGCCGCAGCATCTTTAGCCAAGACTTACCACAAGGCTACTATGAGTTTCGCTATCGGAGAATCAATGTTCCGAGTACAGATGCAAGGGTTTCCGACAAGATTTATTTAAGCTCGATCAACAAGTGCATCAAAGAATCTATCGCATATAGGAACACAGCCTTGGTGGCGATAAAGATTCGCCTGTCAGACCAACTAAACAGCATTCCAAAAGTCACTTACATGAACTATGGAAAAGTCGTCAGCTATTATGACGAGACTAAAGCTGATTGGGGACGTAAGGGCACTTCAAATCCAGCGTGGATTACTTGGGATATCCTAACTAATACCCGCTATGGCGCAGGCGCACCAGCATCACGCCTCAACCTCAACAAATGGCGTGAGTGGGCAAATTGGTGCGAAAAGAATTCCCTGTTCTTCAATCAAACGTTGGACTCAACGTCGAATGTATGGGATGCACTGGCGACCGTAAGCAGGGCAGGGCACGCGCAGATCGTCCCGAATGGCACTCGCTACTCAGTCATCATCGAGCGGCCAGAAACGCCGGTACAGCTATTCTCGGTTGCCAACATCATTGCCGGCACGCTCAAGGAGTCCTGGACAAGCCTTGACGACCGAGCCAACGAAGTAGAAATCACGTTCCCGGACTCTGCGGACGGCTACAAGCCACGCACGCTACGTCTAGCCGATCCGGTAGCCTTCGCAGCAGGGAAGGCTCAGAAGACAGCCAGCATCGACATGCCAGGCATCGTCACTGTAGCCAGGGCGAACGATGAGGCGCAGCTCCTGCTCAACCTCAACCGCTTCGTCCGTTGCTCTATCGAGTTTGCAGCCCCTATGGACGCCATTGCTTGCCAGGTAGGCAGCGTGATCAGCGTCCAGCATGACATGCCCCAATGGGGCTACGGTGGCCGCACAGAAGCATCTAGCACCACTAGCCTGATCAAGCTCGACCGTCCTGTCTCGATGGAGTACGGGAAGACATACCAGCTACTTGTCCACTCGGACACCGTGCTACGGCAAACCTGCACGATTAGTTCTATCGCTGGCGACATAGTATTTCTGACGGGCTATACGGGAGCAAAGGACGTTCGTCGCCTGGTTAGAGCCGCATCGAATGTCGATCAGGAAGTTCTGTCAATTTATGACAGCAGCGGCAACTACGGAGTAACAGTCGGCTCTACAGTTGGACTGACTACGGGCATGTCGGTGGATTTGTACGACACAAACGTCCAAACAACTAAGTCAGTAGTGAATCCACTTGGGGTAGCGCAACAGCAAGACGTTACCGAAGTCACCGTTTCTTCTCCTTTCTCTACCGCACCAAGTCAATTTGCTAAGTGGCTGTATGGTGAAACGAATAAGACAAACAAACCCTTCCGGGTTACTCGCATTAGTGGCAGTGGAGACTATCGCCGCGACATTTCAGCAATCGAATATAACGAAACCGTATACGATCCTAATGGTGGACAGCCAACACTCAACTACTCAGACCTAAGCTCAAGGCAAGTTGTTCCAGTAACAATTGATGGCGTATATGAGAGACTAATTCCAAGAGATGTCTATTACGAGTCGGAAATAACTATTGCTTATCACTCGGATCAACAAAGCTATCTTGAGGCCGATGTATATGTTTCGACGAATGATGGGCCATTCACAAACGTCGGAACAAATAGAACATCGGTGGCATTCATTGCGCTCCGTAATGACATACTGAATTTCAAGGTGCTCGCCAGAGATAATAAAGGCGCAACTAACGGATTTGCAGACGCCGCTACATGGGGACCGTTCACCGTTCTAGGTAACATTTCCCCAGCGTCACAAGTGACCAATCTAGCAGTCCAGGTTAAAGACGAAGGTCTGATGATCATCTGGGACAAGGCTACAGATATCGACTATGTAGATACCGAGATTCGATATGGTGCTGACTGGGATATTGGCGAAATGGTCTTTAAGGCAAATGCCGACCACACGGCACTAATTCCTTTCGTTGCCGCTGGTTCCTATTCTCTGTGGGCAAAGCATTTCAACATAGTCGGTCGAGAATCGCTTACCGCAACAACAACGCTAAATGCACTAACGCACCTGCCAGAGCCATTTATTGTTCTCATACCGTCAACGCCAGTCTTTGAGGCGGTAGAAAGCCGAGCCGGCACTGTCGCCCTACGGTGGTCTGACTGCAAGACTGTCCAACCAATCAGGCTATACGAAATTCGCGTTGGTGCGTTGGGGGAGGAATTTACATCCCTGACGCCCTATGCGGTCGTTGCTGGCGACTCACGACTTGCCTCGCTGACCTTCATCGACGCAGGCACAAAGGTCATTCACGTTATTGCCGAAGATGCGTTTGGCAACCGCAGCATCCCGGCGAGTGTGAACGTTATCTTGACGCCTGCGGACGCGGCACCCTTTACTGACTTCATCTTCAAGAGAGCCGCCACAGCGCCTGAAACGCCCACAGGTGAGGGTTTGCCCTTCGGGTGGATGGACACGCCGCCAGTGCCCGATGGGAACCCTCTATGGGTATCCTTTGCGCCCAAGAGCGCAGACGGTTTTCTGCTAGGTGCATGGAGCACCCCAATCAGTACCACGGCAGACAACCTGGAGGTCGAATACAGCCTAGACGGCGTTTCGCTGTGGCACACCGACTATCAGCCGGGTGATGTCTACGCTCACTACCGTCTGATTGGCGAGCCCACATGGACGGTTATTCAGATAGCCCGCGAAACCGGCCTGACCCCGACATTCAGGTTCAAGCGGGCGCCAGCAAATGAACCGCCCGACGCCCCGACAGACGGTGTTGCTGCGGGCTGGTCCGACGGTCCGCCAGAGCCAGTCGCTGGTCAAGTTCTGTTTGTCACGATGGGCAACCTGAACGCTGAAGGCACTCTCATTGGTATCTGGACGACGCCTATTCAGATCGAAGGGGCAGATGTCTCCATCGAGTACAGCGTGGACGGGAGTGCGCTGTCTTGGCATCCCGTATTCGTCACTGGCGATCTCTTTGCTCGCTACAGCACGGATCGCGGGGTCACATGGTCTGCTGCGATCAAGGTGGTAGGCGAGGACGGCGCCTCCGTCGTCCTGAAAGGCTCAGTTGCAACGGTCGGCGAGCTGCCAACAGTTGGCAATACCGCAGGGGATCTGTATGTCGTTCTGTTCGACGGCAACGGCTATGTTTGGAATGGTACTGGCTGGGACAACGTAGGCCCGATTCGTGGCCCCGCTGGCGCTTCTGCGCGGTATCTGAGCTACGTCTTCAAGCGATGGCCCACTGCTCCAGATACGCCCACAGGAGATACACCCGCTGAGTGGCTCGATTACCCGCCTGGTGCAGACGGTGGCGTGCTCTGGGTGTCAACCGCCATCAAAGAATCGACTGGGGTTCTTGTGGGGGCGTGGTCAACCCCCGTGCAGCTTGAAGGCAGCAGCGTGCGTGTCGAGTACAGCGTGGATGCCACGCTACTGTCATGGCACCCCACGTTCGCTACCGGCGACCTGTACGCCCACTACAGCACTGATGGAGGCGGCAACTGGTCAGCCCCTATCAAGGTTGTTGGCGAAGACGCACTCGTCTACACAGTGCATATTGAGAGTACCAATGGCACTGAGTTTCGCGTGGGCGGCGGTCAGGTAACTATGCTTAAAGGCATAGTATTTCTGAATGACTCAGAGACAACGGACACGATTAACGCATCTTGGTTTAGGTGGCGTCGAGTCAGCCAGATTCCACAAGAGACACCCAATACAGATGCAGAGTGGAATGCGGCCTATTCAACAGGGTATAAGCAGGTTATGATATCCGTTGATGACGTATATGCCAGAGCAACATTTTTTCTTGACATCATTGCGCCATAAGCGCAGAAGGACTATTTTATGGCAACTCTTGTTTCAACAGGCCAAATCACTATCGTTGACAACAACGATGCACGCCCCATCACAGCCTTCATCGCGGCCAACGGTCAAGCGCAACAGATATACACCAAAGACGAATCAACGATCAGGTTCGACCCTGATCGTACAACCACGGCGCTCGTTCTTACCCCCAAGGTTTACGTTGGTGGATCAGATACCGCGACGGAAGTGGGCGGGCAGCTAACAGGTCTAAAGTGGTCAAATGACCTTAGCTCAAGTATTGGAGCAACCCTTACCTTCTCGGTAACAACCAATCTCACAGATGTAGCGCCAGTCAAGACGTACTATTTCGAGGGTAACTACACGGACCCGACTACTGGACTTGTGTCGCATGTGGTCGCGTCAATCATTCTGAGCCTCGTAAAGACAGGAACGAACGCGGTCTACATTCAGGTGCTTGGCAGCAATGTGCTTGAGCCTGGTTCTG